TAAAGATCTGCTTGTGATTCTGTCATTAGAGAAGATGGATTAAATGAAACAGTTCTTTTTGTTTCTCTGTTCATATAATCATTTGCAACATATTTTGCAAAATTTCCAAATCTTCTTGAGAATACTAAATAGAACATGTCTCCTTCTGCCTCCTGTATATAGAAATATCTTTTATTTGTGTCTATTTCTTTATTTTTGTCTTTATCTTCCTCTTTATAGTCTGTTGGTTTAGTCATTTCTACATTTAATTTAAAAATCATGCCTCTAAGTTTTTTTGCATCATCAATAACTCCACTTTTAGCATTTTTGAATTCAACTGATGCAGTTTTTATTTTTGACTGCAATTCTGTATTTTCCTTAATTTCGTTTGGTGAGAATGCTAAATCGGCTTCTTTTATGTCGTCTGGTACTTCACCAAAGTATTTTTCTAATAGAACCTTTTGAGCACCACCAGAACCTTTTCCAAAATCTTCTTTGGATTTATAAAGAGTTTCGCCATCCATAATGTCGGTCATGAACCTTCTTAAAATAGTACCAGCGCCTTCTTTCATTTTATTACCAACTCTTAATTTTGTATCTTTATCAAAAATTGGTTGAAATTCTCTGTCTCTCATTATATCTAGTACCGCATTTTCCCACATATTATAAGTTTTATTATGTCTAAAAGGACCAGCATATGCACTCAGCTCTCCTCCAGAAGAACCACCGCCAAAGCTTGTGTATTCTGAAAATGTAACTCTATCTACCGCTCCTTTACTTCTTCCACCTGGAATTACAGGTACTGTATAAAGTTTATAGGCTCTATTGAAACACTTAAGAATTCCGATTACTGGATCCATTCCATTGATTATGATCCCACCACCTTCACCTGGTGTCTCTTCTAATTCAACTAATTCTTTGGTTAGTTCTTCAAATTCTTTTTCGGTTAATAAAATTTTTGTAATTCTGTTGCCGTAAATTTCATTCCAGTAAAGTGATAAAACTTTTTGTTGATTGTTTTTATTTACTTTTATTTTAGAAACTTCTTCTTCTTTCATTTCTTTAGACTCTTCTTCTTTGTAACCAAATAATTGAGCAATTTTAGCACTGCCCCATCCAAGAAATTCACCAATTTTGCTCTCATTTAAAATTTGCTCTTCTCTGAAATTGTAATAATTGAGAACTTTTTCATTTTTGACTTTTTCGCCTTTGCTATCGTTTTCGGTCGCCTCTGGTTTTAAACAGTTCGGCATTGTCTCGTTAAATTTCATTAAAGACTCTTTTAGTTTAGGAGTTATTTCTGGAAAATTACCATCCGGTTTAGTTTTTGATATGGTATAAAGTGACATTATTACATCTCCTAAGACTTTATCTCTTGTGAGAATTGATTTTAAATCCTCATTTAAAAGTAAAGATTCTTTAATTCCACTTTTTACTCTAATGTATTTGTATATGTTTTTCACAGGACTAACAAATTGTGAGTCTTTTGGTATTTTCAAATATTGTTGTAAATCTTTAACTAAATCTTGTGGAGACAATTGTTTCATCGTATCATAAAGACTCTTTAGTGGTTTCAGAATTGGACTTACAGCAGATTCGTTTAAATAAAAGTAGGAATCCATTGTTTTTGTTCCAACCATTTCTTTTTCTGTAGTTGTTGGTTCTTTCTGAGCTAATCCTGATTTCTCACCTGAAGTCGGTCCACTTTGTTTGAATGTTTCTGCTTTTTTCTTTTTAATATTGTCGTATTCTATTACCATATTAGCAACTGCTGAAAAGTTTGCTATATAATCATCTATTGTACTTTTTGAAACTTCTCCTTCTGATTCGGTATTTTCTCCTTCTTCTTTCTTTCCGCCTTCCTGTTCTTTTACCTCTGTTTTCATTATTTTAATCATTCCTTGAAGCTCTTTCATTATTTTCATAAGTTCTTCAAAGTTATCAATTTTACCATAGTCGTTTACGGCTCTATTCATCTCTACTACACACTCATCAACAATCTGTTCACATTCTTTTAGGTAGTTTTCTGATTTAATATCAGAAAATGGCATTTTACTAATATCTGTTAACTCTTCTGATTCCTCATCTGAACCTGGTGATTTCATATCAACGATTGCAAAATGTATAACTCTTATTTGTTGTACAATTAAAAAAATTGAAATTTTCTTTTTAGTTTCTTCATTAACACCAGCTACTGATGAATCGGCTAATAGATTTCTGAATTCCATTTTTAGTCTCGCGATAACTGGTTGAATTCTCACCATGTTTACTGCAACTCCGATTTTTCTAATAGCAAAATTTATTAATCTACCTACTAGTGAATCACCCCATGCAATATCATTACCAAAAGGACCACTTTGACCACCCATGTCAAATGCTTCATTAATTTGTTGTTGATTTAATTGTTTTATTTCTGAGAGAAACCTTTCCCTACCTTTTAAATATTTCATTTATAGATATAAATTTTTCATTATATATTAAATAAAAATGTTCTATTTTTTTATAATTTGATAATATAATTAAAAAAATCTATCTTTCATTTTGCCAATCGACACTAAATGGTTATATTTGTATTATAAATTAAATCACTATGAAAAACGTTATACTTATAGATTTTGCTCTTACTTCTGAAAAAACATTGGTTTCTATTTGTGATGAGTTGAAAATTAACTTTAAAGTTCTAAAATCCGATAAAGAAAAATTTAAATTTTACAAAGTTTGGATTGATATGGATTCCAGAACAATGATTGCTTATACAACTGTAAAAGATACAAAAAATATAGTTTATACTGTTGGTATTGAGAGTATGCTTCAATCTTTGAATTCTTATCAACTTCAACCATCTACAAATTTGGCTGAATTGAATGTTAATTCTATACTCGATAAAATTTCTAAATATGGTATCGATTCTCTTCTCAAAGAGGAAAAAGAGTTTCTTGATGAATTTTCAAAAACTTAAAAAATTAAATATTCGGAAACAATTGCCCAATCTACATTTTGTAGATTGGTTTTTTTTATTTAAAATAATTTTTTTTATAATCTTATTTTTTTTTAAAAAAACAAGGCAAATCAAAATTTAATAAAATTTATTCAAATATATAACTTATAAATTCAAACTTGAACATGGGAATTTTAGAGTTAAAAGTTGGCGATAAAGTTTATACAAATCCCAAAAAAATCAATGATATTTTACTGAACTATGAGTTCTATTGGTTAATAGATTCTGAGTTGTCAGATGCTGTATTAGAAATACAAAAAGATACACTAATCTGGCACAGCGGGATTTTCATGACTGGTAATTGGAAATATGGTATATTTAAAAATGGAGGCTTTTATGGTGTTTTTGAAAATGGCATTTTTGAAGATGGATATTTTGACGGTTTTTGGAAATCTGGCATTAATTTAAAAAATAATTAATTACTATGAAAAGAAGGAAAGTTTTAGTTAAAAATGAGTTATCAGACTTAGTTTATTCTGATGGCAAGGTAAGAATTAGTAAAGATGGTGGTAATTGGTTTTTTCAAGTTGGTAAAGAAGTTACTGGTGATATAGCAGAAGGCGTTTCGATACTTTTAAGAACATTAGATCATAATCACAGTATTTGGAAGATTGAAATTGGCGTGGTTGATGCTGAAACAATATCACCGGAAAAAAGTTTATTTTGGCTAACTGGTGGTTCGATAGAGTGGAATTCTTTAGAAAATTATTTAAAACCTTGGTCTGAGTGCTATTTAGATTTTCAAGAGGAATTTGGTTTTTTGATAGTTAATTGTTTGAAAAAGTCAAAAAGTTTAGGTGAATTGAGAGATTATTTTCTAAAATACTTAGACTTACCTACTTTATATGACTTTGCAATAAGTAAAAAACTTATTAAATAAAAAAAGCCTCAAATTGAGGCTTTTTTTATTAATATATAGTATATGTCAACTTATAGTAGAATTTGTGTAAATCCTTGGTGTAAAGGAAGTTATGAATATAACGATGAAATTGTAATAGTTGATGAAGAGTATAATAACGAGTTGGCAAAACATAAACAATGCCCAAAGTGTTTAAGTTTTTCAAATGATTTAAGCGGTGGTGTTACTTGGGTTGATAAAAAATATGAGGGTGGCTACTACGATGATGGGCCACATGAAATAAGATACAGAATAACAAATTTTAGATGATTGATGCACATTTTTTTGATTTAGATACTCTAATTGGACTGGATAGTAGTGTTTGGATAGTTTCTAAAATTAGACCAAAAGAACCTATTATTAAAATAAGTCAATCGGAATTTAATTTAATTAGGAAGGGTCTGTATAAAAAATTTAAATCACAATTAAATATCTCCGGTCAAAATTATTGGCTTCCTGAAAATTTATTCAACACGTTAAAAGTGAGATGTAAACAAAAAAATATAGATATTACTGATTTAGCCTTTTCAATGCAGGAGTTTATGAACCCTGAAATTGTTGCAAATTTAGATTTTTCAATATTGAGTCATAATTTTGAACATCTAAAAAATACTAATGATGATATTTATATAATCTGTTCAAAGTCATCAAAAAATAGTTATCAATATATTATTGAAAAATTAGAAAAATATTTATTTGAAATAGGATTAAAGCCTAAAAATTATTATTATATATCCGAAACTTTTTATAATAAAAATTCTGATGAAATATCACATAAAAAAGTTAGATTACTTTTACAACATTTAGTCGGTCTTAAAACAGAAGGAGACAAATTTACAAACGATGAAATAAGTAAATACTCAAAGATAAGTTTTTATGATGGTGATATATCTACAATTAAATTGGCCAATAATATAAATAGCGTCTTAGATGTTATTTTATCGAATACAGATGATGATATTAAAACAACTATAAAATCAAATTTAAAAAATGATGATAGTTATTTAGTTGTTAATCAATGTACTGGAAATTTAATTCAACCGTTCGTTTCTAATATAATAACACTAAAGGTTAGTAACTTGATTAAGACTTTTGAGAGTTTTAAGTTTAGGTTTTGATTTATTATTTCTTATCATTATCTTTATTCATCATAGCTTTCTTAATTAACTCATTAAGGTCTCTATTGCTTGTAATTACTCCTTCATTTTTACTATCTTCTGATAGTTCTTCACTCGCTTTCATTTCTGGATTATCAATCTCGTTATAACCCATATCCTTTCTGAGTGTTTTCCAAAACTTCTCAAAGTCTGTTCTTTGGCCCATTAAAAATTTAGAGTTTTCTCTCATTTGACCTATTGTTTGATTCACAACTTCGTGCATTCTTGCTGAGTTGTCTCCGTTGTCAACTTGTCTTAGTTGCGAAAGAAAGTTTTTTCTTGTCATTTTTTGCAAAAAAATACCTTCTGCATAGACCATTGCGTCTTCTTTCATTTTATTTTTAATGTAAGGATGTTCCTTAAGTTGTGGTATATCACTCAAATATAAGTCTACTAAGGATTCTAATACATCCATAGATTGTTGGCTAGCAACTGTTAAGTCTGTATCATAGTCATATATTTCAATTTCACCTAAATCTGGTAAATCTTCGGGTCTGGCTAAATGTTTTGATATATCAAATTCACCACCTTCTGATTGAATTTGTTCAAATTCGTCTTGTAATCTATTTCTTTCTTCCTGTGATTTTGACATAGAAGCGGTTTTTTACAATATATATAAAAAAATAATTCTTTTGTCTAAATGGCTGTTCAGCAAGAAGAGAGACAGATGGTATTTACTACTAGACTGGTAGATGATGCGACTGATAAGATAAATGATGGTATAGTAATTAAAAGATATCAAAATCCTTGGTTAAAGAGTGAGGTTGGTCTTAGAAGAGCTGGTGTCACATTTAAAATGTCAGCTGATGAGCAACAGGAGTATATTAAATGTGCTTTGGATGTACATTACTTTGTGGAAAAGTATTGTAAAGTTAAAAGAGAAGATGGTTCTATAGGTAACATTCTATTAAGAGATTATCAGAAAGAAATACTTGATAATTTTGTAAATAGTAGATTTAATATACTTATGGCATCTCGTCAGGTTGGTAAGACTATCTCATCTGCAATTTTCATGTTGCACAAAATTCTTTTTGACAATGATAAGAATATAATGATAGTTGCAAACAAAGGTGATACTGCTGTCGAGATTGTTGATAAGATAAAATCAATCTACTCTTTACTTCCTTTCTTTTTGAAACCTGGTATAAAAACTTGGAATCAAAAGTCATTGACTTTTGAAAACGGATGTCGTATAAAAACTTCAGCTAGAACAAAGACTCCTGCTATCGGTTTTACTATTGACGTTCTTTACTTAGATGAGTTTGCTCATATTCCTTCTAATATTATAGAACCTTATTATACAGCTGCTTTTCCAACAACTGCTGCTGTTCAAAACTCAAAAATAATTATTACCTCAACACCGAATGGTATGAACCTTTTTCATAAACTTTTAACAGACGCTGAAAGACCAGAGGGTGATCCTCTTAAAAACAATTATAAGGCAATGAGAGTTTATTGGTATCAAGTTCCTGGTAGATTTATAACTTATATTAGAATAAATCATCATAATCTTTATGAATATGGACTTAATAAAGAAGATATTTTTGAACAATGTTTCCAGAGATGGGGTCATTTGACAAAGGTCGAGATGGGTTATAATTCAGATTTACAAAAAGACGTAATCTATGTTTATAACAATGAGAAGTGTTCTGATGATGATGTAAAGAATTCATTTATCGTTGATTCTAAAGGAATGGAAATTCCCATTAGAGCGCTTGGTGAAATAACCACTTGGAAAGAAGAAGCTATCAAAGATATTGGAGGTGAGGATGCATTTAATCAAGAATATGGTCTAAGGTTTATTAATGCTTCTAAGTCTTTACTAAATGAATCTATTATTGATGATTTGTTAAAAAATAAGAGATTGTATGAATGGGAGGAAATCGATGAGTTTGAAAGAAAGATAAAATTTAGTTATAAAGATTTAAAATGGGTTCAAGATGATGATCTGTTTTTGCCTTTAAAAAGAAAAGAGTATAAGTATGTAATTTCAGTTGATATATCTGAAGGTTTAGGTCAAGATTATTCAGTTATTAATATTTTTAGGGTTAACAATAAACCAAAAGAAATAATTGAAATTCAAAAAGCTGGATATAAATCTTTAGTCGATTTTTTTAGACTGGACCAGATTGCTATATTCAGAAGTAATTTGTGTTCTGTCAAACAACTAGCTGAGTTCTTGTATATTTTAGTTTTTGATTATTTAAATCCTGAAAATGTTAAAATAGTTTTAGAACTTAATAATTATGGAAACACTCTTTTAGCAGAAATGCCTCATGTTTTTGATGGTAAAAACGATTATGGTTCTTCTGTTTTCGTTAGATATAAACACCGTGTTGATTCAAATGAAGAAAAAGTGGGTTTAAAAGTTGGTGAGAATAAAAATCTACTTGTAAAGGACTACCAGGATTTAATGATGTCAAAAGGATTTTTTATTAATAACGAGGATACGATTAGAGAAATAACAACATTTGTTAAACATACAACCACTGCTGGTAATATTAGATATGCTGCGGATGTGGGCCATGATGATTGTGTAATGACTATAGTTAACGCTACTTCAATTTTTAATAAAAGTGAGTTTAAGGAAATTTGTGAAGAACATTTGAACAGATTTGTGGATAAATCCACATCATCCTATATAAATGATTGTATGAAACAAGTTGATTTTGTTGAAGGGTTGGATTATAGCCAATTGTTAAAAGTTAGAAGACAGATACTTAGTAGGAATTCAAATAATCGAAACAACAATAACTGGTTTGGTTCTAATTAGTTACTTATTTACTTCCATTGTCACTGACAGACCAGAATTTTGAAGTTTTTCTTTCATTGATGAAATTGTATCATAGTCTCCGTATTTTACATCACACTTTCCTTTGAAGTGAACTATGTGTGCGCACTGATTAGCTTGTTCAAACTCATGTCCACAGAATTTCATAAGACAATTTATAACATGATCAAAAGTGTTGTGGTCATCATTGTGTAGATCTAGTCTATATGGCTTAGATAGCAATTCTTCTACTTTAGACTTTGTTTTCTTTTTAGTAATTGTGCTCATAGTTTATTAATTTATAGTTATTTTTTGCTTATTTACAACATCTACAATGGTTACTTTACAATTTTGAGTTAGTGCCCACTCTTCAAATCTTATTAGGTGTTCTTGTCTATCATCATACATAACAAAATGTTCACAATTTGTTATATTGATTAACTTTTCAAAAAGAGTGGTTTTAAAGTCAAATGTATCACCTCCCCAATTTAGATAGATACCATTTTTACCATTACCCTTTTGAAGTTCATCATTGGATTCTATTACCCAAATTTCATCAAATGATAGATTATGTCTATTGATAATTTTTTCAATATTTTCTCTCATACTTGGAACTTTTTGCAGTCTACCGGTTGCAAGTATTCTTAAAGAATCAGTATCTTTTGAAGCATTTAAATATTCTTCATAGACCCAATCATTCTTAGGTGTTTCAAAAATCTCAGGATCTATTGTCTCTGATTTTGACCACCAACCTCTATATGGCCATTGTGTTCCGGTCTTTTCTAGCCAAATGGACTTACCCGGTTCCGGTAATATTGTATGACATAGTGTATCATCAAAATCGAAAGAGTATAAAGTTGTAGACATTAATTTATTTATTAAAATATTTTTTACAAAAATAGTAAAATAGTTTATTTCCAAAAAGGAAATGATATTCTAATTATATATAATCAAAAATATAAAAGTTTATGAAAATAAGTTTAAATAATATTTTTACTATAATATTGATTATTATTGGTTTTGTATTTGCCTCAATGTGGCATTTTAAAGAGACCGATTATAAGAAAAAAATTAAAGATAGTGATAAAAAAATTAAAGAAATCGAAAGAGTTAGAGATTCTCTAAAGTTATGTAATAAAAAGTTAGAAGCGGAATTTGATAAAATTGAAAAAACAATTTCTGACAGAGATAAAAAAATAAAATTAACTGAGGAAGAACTTAAATTAATAAAAAATGATTTAAGAAAGGCGGAAGAAGATGCTGAAAAAAGAAGAAAGAGAGCGGAAGAGTCAAAAAAAAGAATTCAAAAATTGAAGGATGATCCAATTAAAAGAAAAGGAGATGAATTGATCAATTCAATTTCTGATAAATTAAAAAATTAAAAATAATAATGAAAAATATACTTATAATTTGTTTTTTATTTATTTCATTTTCTGTTTTTTCTCAGAAGTATCCAAGAATTGAAAAAGATTCTTCTGGTAATCAAGTTGTTATAATGACTGTTGAACAGGTTCAGAAAATAGATAATGACTTAGAAATTCTTTCTTTATTGGAGGAAGCTATAATAGATTGTGAGAATTTAAATAACTCTTACATAAAAGTAATAGATGAACAAAAAAAGACAATTGCTAATTTAGAAGTCAGTAAAGATTTGTTGAATGATCAATTATTAGATAAAGATAAATCAATTGAAAATTTAAAGCAAAGACTTAATAATTCAATTTCTTTATCTGATGAATGTGAAAAACAAAAAACAGAACTTAATAACAAAGTAGATGTTCTACAGAAAGAAGTTAAGCATTTGAAAATTAGAAGAAATGTAGGTTACGGTGCTGGTATACTTGGTGTTATCGGGGTTATTTTGACTTTAATAATTAAGTGAAAAAATACATTTTTTTAATATAATATATACACTATAAAAAATAAAAATTTTAAATGAAGCACATTAGAACATTTGAAAGTTATCGTATTAAAAAAAATCGTGAAGAGATTATAAAAGAATCTGTTTTACAGGTAAACGATATCTATAAAGTTAAGACTATGATTGACATTCCTCAATCACTAATCAATGCTTATGTAAAGAAAGTTAAAGATACTACTGGTAAAAATCTTCGTCAGTTTTTTGGTGATGTTGATATCGCTGAGGAAATTGTTAAGTTTATTAATTTGAATAATCTTGATGTTGAAAAAATACCGGGTAATGCTCTAATGGGTGGTGCTCAGGGCCAGACACAAACACAAGGTCAACCTCAAGTTGAAACTGAAGGAGAAGGACAAACACAAGAGGCACCACAGGCTCAAACTCAAGAAGCTCCTCAGTCTCAAGCACAAGAGGGTGAATTTGAAGAACCAGCTCAAGGTCAAGGACAGGCTCAAGGTCAAGGACAGGCTCAAGGTCAAGGACAGGCTCAAGGACAGGCTCAAGGACAGGCACAAGGTCAAGGACAGGCGCAAGGACAGGCACAAGGTCAAGGTCAAGAACAAGCTCAAGGTCAGGGACAAGCTCAAGCTCAAGGTCAGGGACAAGCTCAAGCTCAAGGTCAGGGACAAGCTCAAGCTCAAGGTCAAGCACAAGAAGAGGAAGAAGGTGAGGAAGAATTACCAGCTTAATCTAATTAAGATATTTAAAAAACCCATCAGAAATGATGGGTTTTTTATTTAATATATACTTTATGAAATTTCTTAAGACTTTCGAGAGTTATAACGAAGACACATTAATAATAGTAGATGTTCAGAAATCATTTAGAAAGTTTTTTTCTGAGATGTACTTAAATGAACTTAGAAAGTATTGTAAGAACTTTAACAATGTTTATCAAATTTGGGACAATCATATGGATGGTAAAAATGTTGACAAAGATTATCTCTATGATGATGAGCCTCAGATTCCAATTCACAAAGACCTTTATCACTTCCCGAATCAGAGAGATTTGATTGAAAAAAGATATAACTATGATGTCGATGCTGATTTTTATAAAAAGATATTAGACAAAGATATTTATGAAGAAATTAGTAGAAAAGAAGAAGATAAAACTCTTAAAAAAGGTGATATGTTCAATACTAAAGAAGGAACATATATTGTCTATGTCGGTAATAATCATAAATGGCACCATCTTAGTAAGAAGTTATATGATTTGCTTTTAAGTTTAAGAAATAAGACGGTCACTATAGTAGGAGGTGCTGATGGTGAGTGTTTAGAGGATATTTATACATCTGCTATATCCTTGGGTGTGAAAATAAAAAGAGATTATAAGTATATCTGGACAGCTTCAAGTTGTCCTATCTAACTCTAGCATTAACTTCGTACTCACCTATCGTGAAAAAAATATACATATATTCTTGAAAATTGTCAGGATCTTCGTTTATTTCCACTGTTAATTGATAGTCTACGTTATCAAGTTCTGATATGTAATCTGATATTTGAGCTCTAATTTCGGCTTCTATTGAACTTGATGAGAGATACGTTTCAAATAAAAGTGCGGTGAGATCGCATCCAAAATTCGGATCTCCAAGTAATTCTCCTTTATTTGTAAACAATATCATTTCATACTTTTGTACAATTACACTTACTGTTTCATCTTCGATAAACTTTGGACTTGTAAATCTTGGATGACCTTTGTATCTTATATAAAAGTCTGAAAAATTTAAATTTGACATGAACTATATATTAACATAAACTAGTCTCGATTCATAATATCTCTAAATTTGCCTAATATTGTCATTGCTAATATAATTGGGTCTGTATTTGTTTCTAATTTATCTGTATAATCAGCTATTACATAATTGCACTCAAATAATTTCTCTATGTTTTTGTTTTCCGAAATAGACCAGTCTGTGAATGTTTTACCAAGTAGTTTTATCATAACGTCAATTTTATCTGGTCCAAAATTATTCATCAAAAAATGATAAATTTTTTCATAATCCATAGTTCTATCAAATATGCAGTTATAGAGTTCAATTTTTACTTTATTTGTTACATTTGAATAATTATCTCCTACATCACCTGTTTGTAAATAGTTTTGAATTTCTACCATTATAGACCTAAAATCTGGAAATTTTTTTTGAATAATTTCGACAATATGTTCTTTTAAAATTTCTTTTCCTTCTGATGGTAGAATTTTTTTTACAATTCTTTTAGCAATTTCTTGCTTTAAATATTTTTCTTCTTCTAAGTTCTGGCAGTCAAAGTTTATTTGTGGAATTCTTGATTTGATTCCATCTGTAATTTTATTTAAATGGTTTGTGGTTATAATAAATCTGACATTTTTATTATATTTTTCAATAAATGCTTTAAAAGCATCTTGAAATTGTACTGAAACCCTTTCAAACTCATCAAGAAAAATAAATTTGATATCAGAGTCTGACTCCATCATCGGAGTAAATTTGCAAAAATTTTCTATTTCTCCTCTTAATACATCAATTGATGTATATAAAGAACTATTTATTTCTAAAAATGGTGTAGATTTTGTATATTTTCCGATTAAAATTCTAGCTAGGCTTGTCTTTCCGGTTCCGTAATTGCCATAGAATATGTAATTTCCTTGTACACCATTTTCAAAATGTTTTCTGATTCTTGGAATTAGGATTATCTCATCCATGTTTTTTGGTCGCCATTTTTCCCAAAGCAAAAGATTATTTATACTCATATAAAATATATTTAGATTAGTTAATAAGTTTAGAAAGAATGTGTTTTTAATATATATGATTATGATCGGTGAAAGGTTTAATATGGAGGATGTCTTCTTCCGAGATTTGACAGTTTGTGTATTGGATACACTTGAGGGTCAAATTAGATGGGTGAATAGATTTTCATCTGGTGATTTTCCTGTCGAAGTTCCATTTTTTTATTCACTGACTGGTGACGAGAGGTTTTTACTTGATACCTTTCAAGATGATATAGTTTCGGAAAATAGATTTGTCGAACTTAATACTGATGTTATACCAAGAGGACATATTACTATGAAATCATTCAATATTACCTCTGATGAGTTTGCTAATCCAAATGTTTGGCTCAAAATGGTTGTAGAGAATGAATTTGAAATTAGAAAAATTTTAGCAAAAGTCAGAGCCGTGCCTATTGTTGTTGATTATGACTTGACAATATTATTGTCAAATGAAATTGATACTTTCAAATGTTCTCAGGCAATCATGGATACTCTTTGGATTTATAAATTTATGTATTTTGAGCACAACTTTATGAATATTGACGCCGTGATGTTGTTGCCGGATACAAATCAAATTGAAATAAATCGAGAAAAAAACCTTACAAGTGATAACACAATTAAATTAACAGTTTCTTTTCAAGTGCAAACTTATTATCCTGCATTTAGAAAAGATAGAGTAAATCCAACTGGTTATCCAAGATATTATGGAGATGGCATGACTGATATGAATGGTTACAATTTAACCGGTGGATTTTCAGATTATTTTAGTGGTGTTGCAAATTCCGGAAATCCATTCGATCCAATTTCGGCATCTAATAATCCTTCTATTCCTAATGGTCCAATTGTTTCTAGGCCTATTGGCTCGGTTGATAATTCTGTTGGTGTTTCAGGTGGAATTTCTACTGGTAATACTAGTCCTGTTGGTGGTGTTTCTCCTGGGCCGCCAATAAGGCCTAATTCTCCATTTGTCGGTATTTCAAGACCGCCAATTCTGCCAGATGGTTATCCAGCTGGTTCTCCATTTCCTCGGCTGCCTATAAATCCGGTCTTTCCATCTTCGGTTAGTGGTCGTCCGTTATGGCAGAATAATGGAATAAACGGTGGTCTTTCGGGAGCAACTTTTAGTATCTCAAGTGGTTTAAATACAGATATAAACAATACCTCCGGTATAGGTGGTAATGTTAATACCTCAGGTATAGGTGGTAATGTTAATACCTCAACTAGTCCTTGGGGTGGTGATTCGCCTACTGGTGCTGTTCCGTCTGAAGATCCAAATTATTATATGTATGCGCCTAAAAGAACAAAATGGTTCGGTAATATATTAAGAGCTCGTCAAAGATCATCTACACCGATACTTAACCCAAATTCGGCAAATCCAAATCGAACTAACGGGCCAAATTAAAAAATAGCAAAAAATGATTTTTTTCTATTAATATATAGAATAATGAATAAAAAAAAATATTATAAAATATGAAGAATCTTAAGCTAGAGTTATTTAACTTCAAAAAGGATCTTTCACTTGACCAAGAAGAGATTTCAGTAATCGTAGAAGGACATATGAATGCGTGTAATGAGCATTCTGAAAAATCTATTATTAATTCTCTTAATGAAAGATTGAAGGCTTATACATATGATAAAAGTGTTAAATCCTTATTAGAGAGCCTTAATGATGATATGAAGAATTATGAGCTATTATATGAATTGAAAAATCTATATAATGTTTTAAATACTAAAAATCAAGGTGAATTGTATAGACAACCAATTAATGTTTTATTACAAACGATCAATTTAGAATCAGATCAAGATAGAATGTCGAAAGTTTTGAACGAATTGGCTATTTATGATTGGGTTCCTGAAATTAAATTATTTGTACACAATTTGACTAAATCACCTGAGCAAAGAACAAATCTTTTAAGTGGTGGTAAAGGTGAGTCTGTTTTTACTATTGTTGAGCAAGTAGAAGATGGTCATATTGCTATTGTAAGAGATTCTTGGTTTTTATTAACTGAAAATTCTATTGAAAAAACTTTGCTTGAGACACATGTAAAAGATGAGGCAGAACTTAGAAGTTTAAGACTAATTGAATCTGCTCTTAAATATGCTCAGATTTCAGATGATAGAGTTAATTTTAGAATTTCTGAATACTTAACAATTGGATTAGGAGTTAATGGTAAGGGTATGTTCATCAATGATGAGGAATTGGATGGTGAGACTACTTTAGAGTCTTTATTTAATTCACCAATAGTTCCTATAATTAACAAAAATTTCTACCCTGTTCTTTTAGAGGTATCTCAAAATATGGACAAATTTGTAGAATTGGATGTTGTAAAAAGAATTAATAATCTTATCAATCCTTATTTAGAGTGCTTCGCATTTAACTATAAAAATAATACGTTTTTGTATAGATGTGATGAGAGATATGGTAATTCTTTCTTTAAATATGAATCAGCATTGGAACTAGTTAATGAAGTTAGAAATGAACTTAATTATGATCTGACTTACTTTTATGAAAATAAACTGGATAAAGAAGTGGTTGTAAAGAGAAAGTTAGAGGACAAAGAAAGAGAAGTTTCATTGAAGTTAGAAGATGTTAATTTCAATATTGAAAAAATCAAAGGTTCTATCGAGATGATTGGTGAATCTGAAATTCTATCTACTGCTCTTAAAAATCTTACTAAGAGAAAGGATTCATTAGAATATGAATTAGCTGGAGTAAAAGAATTAAAGTATAAAGAAAGAATTAAATTATAATTTAAAAAATCAAAATCAAAACCTCAATTTTATAAATTGAGGTTTTTTTATTTAATATATATGTGTATGAAATTATTTAGATATGACCAGTTTACTGGTCTTAAGCCACTTAATGAGAATTTAGATAAATCAAAAAAATTTCTAAAAGATCAATTTATCATTAAAAAACTAGCAACTGATTTAAAATTTATTGATACTGAGTTAGATTATAAATTAAGACACGGTGAGAAAAAAGGTCTTTCTAAAAAAGATTTTTCTCAAGAACAGTTTAACGAAATCAGAATGAAAATGAGGGATGTTAGATTGTCAGAAGAACAAATTAGAAATATTGAAAGAAATGAAGAATTTGTAAAATTAAGAGAATTACTTCAACCAAATATCGGATATCTTTACAATTTTGTTTATATGTATTTTGTTGAAGGAGTTCCATATGAAGAAATAGAAAGACTTTATAAACTTCTTGTAGAACATAGTGGAGTTCTTGATAGACTTCCAAAGAAGTTTGATATCAATTTTATTGATGAAAATATTCCAAATGACAATTATAATCACACTAATGCTGAGCTACTTTCGGATGAGTTGGATAAATTAGGTGAGTATAGAAAAGTTAAGAAAATTATTGATACACTTCCGCCTAAATTGAAAAAAGCTGCTAACTCAGCAACCGAACTTCAAATGGAACAGTTAATTGAGATTGCTAACGGATTTGAAAAAATTGAGCCAGAAGAAAAGAAAGAAATTGTTTGGAAGACCTTCTTTGGTGAAATGCTTGAAGATAGGTATGAAACAACAAGAGATGGAAAACCTAATCCTAATTTTGGAAAATTAGTTTGGAGAAGTCGACTTTTTAGATTTACTACTATGGATAATCCATTAGTTGAATTTATTAGAGCGGCTAAACAACATTTGGATGCATCTGGTTCTGAAGGATATTCTGATAGAGTTGAAAAGATTAACAAAGTAAATGACCTTCTAGGTGTTAAGGGATGTAGAGTTCTTTATAATGAAAGTGGTATTATGATTGTTGAAGTTAACTCATATGCTGCTAATAAAATGTTAAATGCTCACTGCTCTCATTGTATTGTAAACTCTGAAAGCTACTGGAATAGTTATTTAGGTGAGTATAATATTCAATATTATATCTATAACTTTAATCTTTCATCAACGAACAATAGATGGACCATTGGTGTGACAATTCAACCAAATAGAACTTGGAGTGGAGGTGCTTGTCAAACTGTAAATAATTCAAGTATTGGTAGCGAATTCAAATCACTATTAAAACAATGGGAAAAGGAATATGGTATAGATGATGACCTTTTTGATATTCTTCAACCACTTAGTCAAGAAGAAATTGATAGAAGAAAAAGAGCAAAAGAAGCTGAAAGGTTCATTATTAAGAAAACTATTCCGGATCCAGAAACTGGTAGAGAAAGACCAATTACAGCGGCTGACTTACAAGGTTATGTTAAAGAATTTGGAGCAGATATTAATAGAGATAATGGAAAAGCTCTTATCAATGCTGTTGAAGATAACGATATAGAAAGAGTTAAGATGATTTTTGCTTTAGGTGGAACCGCTAACTTACAAAAAGGTTCTGATTCAGCAATAGCTAAAGCTAAAGATATGGAAATGATTAAGTTATTAGTTTCTAATCACGCGGTTCTAACAGGTGATGTATTTAATAATATAGTTTGTGATAAAGATGCTCTTGAGTTTTGTTTAAAAGCTGGGGCCGATGTAAACTTTAATTCAAATCTTCCGATTAGAAAAGTGTGTAAAGGTAGTTGGAAAAGTCTTACTGAAATTGGAGAATCATTCTATGATGGTTATCAAATGTTATTAAAATATGGTGTTCAGACGGAATCAGCTGGTAAAAACTTTGTTATCAAGTGGGCAGCGGAATATGGTCGTATGGATATCATAAATGACCAGATGCAAAAAGGATGTAAATCTGGATTCGTTGATGCTTTTGCTTGGATGGGTCATACAAGAAAACTTCCAAATGGTGATTTGAAAAAACAAGTAGGTCAATTTTTAAAAGAAAATGCAATCAAGTTTGAGCAGAATGAGTGGAAAGAAATGTGTGATAAACTTGAAAGAAGAGGTAAGAAGCCTTGGGTTGATGAAATGTAAAAATAAACTTATTGATTTAAATTTCATATAACATGAAACGCTAAGCATTATGGAAAAATCCACAAAAAATAAATGCTAATTTATGTATCTTAATAACAAGGAATTATATGTCGAAATAATCATATCAAAAGCACAGGGAAAACTAACAAGAAACGCCGAAAAAATGCTAGAGCTTCTAGCAAAGAAAACAATCAAAAAAATGAGATATTGGTCTAATGATGATAAATTAGACTGTTACCAATCGGGTTTATTAGATATGTTTCAAAACTGGTATAACTTCAATGAAGATAAATCAGTAAATGCATTCGCTTACTTTACAGAGGTCTTTAAAAGAGGAATCGCTAAGGGTTTCAACGAGCTTTATAAGAAAAAAGGAGATAATGAAAACTTGATCAAATTGCTATCAATTGAAGGAAGTAATGATGGTCAGGGTCTTCACTCTATTTAATGGTAGATAATACATGAAATAAATAAA